AAACCCAGCTTACCGCCGACCAGAAGTCGATTCTTGTTCGTTCTGAAGCAATCTTGCAGGCCTACAAGCAGCAGGAGGCGTTACAGAACTCCGTTAAGACTTTGGACGACTACCGCAAAATGCAGGAAGAGATAGCGCCGAAGGAGCTACGGCAAAATGAGGCGCTGCAAAAACGCCTCGAAATCCTGCAAAAGATGGTTGAACTCAAAAAACTATCACCAGAGGACGCCGGGAAACAGGCAACCGACCTGATTAGTAAATCAATTCTGCCGGATTCCGTCATATCAGGTGTTAACAAGGCTGGTGGAACGCTCACTTCAAGTGCGACTAACAGCGACCTGGCAGGGCAAGGCCTGAACATGATAGGCCTGCAAATCGATCCGCAGCTTGAAATTATTGATAAGTTGAAACAGGCCCAGACTGATTATGCAGACTGGCTGAATCAGCAACAGCAGGCGATAACGCAGAGCACTGTATGGAATGAGCAGCAGAAGCAGCAACAGCTACTGGCCTTGCAGCAACAGGGCCAGCAGAATCAGGAGGCGTTAAGTGCTGCTGTCTACGTTGCGCAGATGCAGTCCGCTCAAAACTCCTTCTCCGGCATCACCGATTCGATGGGAAAGATGTTTGGTGAGCAATCCGCGATGTATAAAGCCGCTTTTGTAACGCAGAAGGCATTCGCTATCTCTCAGGCAGCCCTGCAGCTTCCTATGGCGATGGGGCAGGCGATGGCTGGCTTGCCTTTCCCGGCTAACCTTGCAGCTGTCGCTCAGGTTATCGGGCTCATGGCCTCCATTACTTCCAGCATCACCAGTGCCGCTGCTGTTGGCTTCGCCTCTGGCGGCTATACCGGCCCCGGCGGTAAGTATCAACCCGCGGGTATTGTTCACAAAGGTGAATACGTCTTCGATCAGGCATCAACGAACCGGATCGGGGTGTCTCAGCTTGAGGCGCTTCGGAATGGTAAACCGCTCGATGCCACGCTCAGCAAACCGGGTTTTGGGACCGGGGTGCAGAACGTGAATAGTGATAACAGCAGGAAAACCACCATTCACGCACCGATAGCACAGCATTTCCATTCACCTGCTGGTGTAACCCCTGACCAGATGGCTATCTCCATGGCACAAACGCAGAAGCGGGCGACAACGGAAGCCCTGGATCAGGTTGCTGCGCAATTGTTGAGAGGGGATGGGAAAGTTGGTAAGGCAATGCGCAGTAAATATCCAGGCAGAGGGTTAGAGTGATGACTGATATCTACTACCCGCATGACAGTCTTCCGATGCCATTACAGGAAGGATACGGATTCCAGCCTGTCAGCCCGTTAAAACGAACCCAGTTAACCACCGGCCGGGCGCGGCAAAGGCGAGCTTATACGTCCACGCCGACGCAGGCCAGCATCTCCTGGTTCATGGAAAACGATGCTCAGGGACTGGCGTTCGAATCGTGGTTCCGCGATGCATTATCTGATGGTGCGGCCTGGTTCCTGATGAAGCTGCAGACGCCGGCGGGCATTAAGTTTTATAAGTGCCGGTTCACGGATATTTATCAGGGGCCGGAGCTGGTTGCGCCAATTTACTGGAAGTATTCAGCGACTCTGGAGTTATGGGAGCGTCCGCTTATTCCGGCTCCGTGGGGGAATTATCCGGAATGGATTGTCGGTAGCTCGCTGCTCGATATCGCGCTGAATAAGGAGTGGCCAAAGCATGACGCAGATTAACCGCCTTTATGCCAGCAGCGGACCGGAGGTGATCATTGAAACGCTGCAGATAACTATCGGTTCTGATGTTCACTACCTCTGCCAGGGTTACGAGGATATTACGGCAACGACGGAGAACGGCGACAGCATCACATTTACCGCCTGCGCGATTGACATTGCGCTGCCGGCGCGTAACGAGGACGGAACGCAGGACCTGAAGTTTGCTCTGTGTAATATCGACGGCGTTGTGTCCACGGCGATCCGCAATGCGCTGGCGAACCGCCTTTCTGCGTCGCTGACTTACCGGAGTTATATCTCCACAGATTTAGCGGCGCCTGCGGCGATACCGTACACGCTGCAGATTAAATCAGGATACTGGACGGCGACAGAAGTGCAGATCACCGCGGGCTATATGAATGTCCTCGATACAGCCTGGCCGCGGTACCGCTATACGCTCCCTTTATTCCCCGGTCTGCGTTATTCGTCTTAACCGGAGGTGGTATGACTGAAGAAAGAATAAAAAGACTTGAATCTGAACTATTACAAGTTCGCTATGAACTTGCCGTAATAAAAAAACTACTTATTCCAGATAAAACTCCGGTATGGGCTCTACTTGCGAAAGATATTGCCTATTCTGAGGGGCTAAGACCCTCACCCTATGGTGAGGGATACGATATGTGTCGTCTGCTTGAATTACTTTGTAAAATTGGGGTTTTATCGGAGGAGGGTCACTAACTGATCCGCTATTTCCTCATATGTCTGTATTGCGGTATTCATTGCTACCTTATCAGCTAAAGATGGACTAAATTTTATGACTTCTGATTTAGATATTTCGTGCCAGATTGGCAATACTCTTTTTGTTCCTTCAATTTCAGATGCGATTAATCCGTTTAGTTCATATTCTGTCCATTGCTTTTTAATGAAATTTTTAGATATAACAACTATTCCGAAACGTGAATTCGCGAGTCCTTTGTCGATTTTCTTTCTGAGGCTGTCGCCCCATGCGAGAGAGAATTCGTCGTACCAGACCTTCACGCCCTGAGATTTCAGGTACTCCGCAAATGGCCTTACGAACAAGTCTTTATCTTCACTGGCGTGAGAAATAAAAACATCATATTGCGGAGATTCATCTTCGTCATTAATGGCATCGTGGATACCAGTTTTACTGGAGAACATACGACTATGAAGTGTCCGTATTTGCGAGTCCATTTTTTCTTTAAGTTTTTTGTGTAAATCCTGTTGTTCTTTTTCACGTTTTTTTTGCGCCATTTCCAGCTTTTTGCGCTCGGACTCTTCATCTTTAGTCAATTGTGTCTCATAACGATGAAGTTCAGCAGTTTTATCAGCAATTTTTTTTGATAACTCGGCGTTTTTTGCATTGCATTTGGATATGTCGCTTGTATATCGGGATATTTGAGACATTTTGGAGGAAACAGTCGATGGGGAAGTTGAACTGGTGATACTTCTCTGTAACTGATTAATACTGCTTAGTAGTTGTGCTTCCTTTTTGCTTTCATCCGCTATTTTTTTTCGCAGATCAGCCAATTCTCTTTGAATCCTGCTTATCGCTGTCCTGTTTGAGCTGATTGACATTTATTGTTCCTTTTAGAGGTATCGCTGTGCTCTGAAAAGCGTACACCAATCAGCAGCATCGGAAAACCTGGAAGCAACAACAGTGTATTGATTTCGCATCAACGAGGTAATTACATGTTTCATCCTGACAAATACCTTTCAGTCACCTGGCTGAAGGGCGGCAGAGTGTATCCGCAGCTCGACTGTTTTGGCATCGTGGCAGAAATTCGGCGCGATCTCGGGCTATCTGAATGGCCAGACTTCGCCGGCGTCACAAAAGACGACGGCGGGCTCGACCGTGAAGCGCGCCAGATGATGCTTTCTCTGGAGCGCTGCGAACCGTGCGAAGGTGCCGGAGTGGCCTGTTATTCCGGTTCAACCGTCACCCATGTCGGTATCGTCGTCAATATCGGTGGCCTGCTGCACGTGGCGGAATGTAATCCGGGAACGAACGTCACCTTTCTGCCGTTGCCGCGATTTAAGCGGCGATTTGTCAAAGTGGAGTTCTGGCAATGACCATCCGTTTTTACCCGTCGCGGCTGCCCGGTGAACCAATCGAAACGCATCAGCATGGCGTTACCACCATTCGCAGCTGGCTGGTTGCCAATGTCGCAGATTATGAGGATCGGGATGTTCCACCGCTGGCTATTGAACTGGATGGCCAGCCGGTACCACCTGGCGAATGGGCGTTTTGCATCATCCGGCCGGAGAGCGACGTTCGCATATATCCGGTGCCTTTCGGGCTTGAAGTAGCAACAATCGCATGGATAGGGGTTGGTATCGCCGTGGCAACGGCGGCTTATTCACTGTTCATGATGGGTAATATTGATGCTGGTGGCTACACGTCATCCACCGGGCGAAGCCTCGACCTGAACCCCGCTAAAGCAAACAGCGCAAAACTGGGTGATGCCATTCGTGAAGTTTTTGGGCGCGTGCGTATTTATCCGGATTATGTTGTGCAGCCCGTTACCCGGTTCGATGCTGACGATCCAACGAAAATGCGCGTACAGATGCTGCTGTGCCTTGGTGTCGGAGCTCTGGATTATACCAATGGCGATATCCGCGTTGGCAGTACGCCTGCATCGACCCTGCCGGGATTCAGCAGCACGCATTATTCCCCTGGTGCAGACGTTTCCGGCGATGAGCGCAGTGAAAACTGGTTCAACAGTACGGAGGTCGGCGGGACGTCATCCGGCACCGGGCTGGACATGGCCCAGACGTCGCCGGATGCGGACGACATTATCGCAGATAGCATGACCGTGGCCGGAGCCGACGTAACGTTTACCGGGCTGGACACGGATGATAGCGATGATGACGACGATAACGACAATTCCCTGCCGGATAGCTGGGTAGAAGGCGCGATTGTTGAGATAAAGGCTCCCGCCAACTACCAGATATCAACGGCGGCCGGGTACAGCGTTATCGCGAGTCCGCTGCTGACGGAGATCGCGCCGGTGGTTGGTATGCCGGTGACGCTGGGGTTTAACTCAGTCGATTACGATTTGTTTATCGCGTCATATACCCCTGGCCAGGCTGCGGTGCCGGGCACCGGGGGAAGTGCGGCAAAAGTTCAGTCCAGCGCAGCACCTACCACCTACGACTTTTCGACCAGCTCCAGCACGTTCACGATCACGTGGCAGGGGATCGCTTACGCGGTGTCGCTGGTGGCGAACTATATCTCGATGTCGGGACTGCTGGCGGCCATCACCGAGGGACTCACTGGCTCCGGCCTGGTCGCGCAGGATAACAGCGGGACTGTACTGATAACCGAGGCGGCCAGTCCGTTCGCGGGAGGGGCGATCACATCCTCTTCGCTGCCTGCTGCCGTTTTCGGTGATGCCCCTGTTTAC